GTGGCACGCCGTGACGTGCTGGGCCTGCTGGACGGGCAGGTGCAAAGTGCGGGTCAGCGGCTTGGCGATCTGACGACGGCCTTGCATGAGGGGCGCATTGCGCCGAGCGTGTGGGCTGACCAGATGCAGAGCGAGTTGCGCCGCCTGCACAGCCAGAATCGGGCGCTGGCGGTGGGCGGCTGGGACAGGATGACGCAGCGCGATTGGGGCGCGGTAGGTGGGCGGTTGCGCGGGGACTATGCCCGCATCACGCGGTTGGCCGGTGACATTCAGGCGGGGACGGTGACGCTGCCGCAGGCATTGAACCGCGTGGAGGGCTACATCGGCAATGCGCGCTTGCAGTTCTGGCATGGCGAACGCGAACACAGGCAGGTAGGGCCGGGGATGGTTTCGATAACGCTCCGCACGCTTGGCATTGCAGAGCATTGCGCAGACTGCCTTGACTACCACGCGCGCGGCTGGCGCGCAGAAGGGGAATTGCCGCCCCCTGGTGAGGACAGCGAATGCAGTACGCACTGCCGCTGCACGATGGAGGCGCGACAGGTTCCGGCAGAGCAGGCGGTCGAGTGGTTGGGAACGCGGCGCAGGTAGGGACGCGTAGGCAATGAACGGACAGCGGACAGATGCGGGGCTGACGAAAAGCGAACGCGAGCGGGCGTGGGAGCAGGTGTTTCTGCGCCTCTTGTCGTTGGAGCGCGGAAAAATTCATAGCCTTGTATTTGTCATCGACAACGACGGCATCCCTTCGGGGGGCGTCATGAGTGAAGGCAAGTTGGAGTGGCAGGGCAAGCGCGCCGCCCCTTGACATTGCCTTACCTTTGCCTTATGATGTAGGCAACTACATATCGCAGGCCGGCCATCATACCGGCAGCGCGACGTGAAACGAGGATACACGCCGCTGATCGTCTCTCTTACGAGAGGGGCGGTCAGCGGCGTTTTTGTTTGCCTGAAAACCGCCATGCTAGAGACTGCAATCACGCCCGACACCTACACCTTCCGCTCTTTGCCGTTGCGATCCGCACCACCGGCCCGCGTGGACCGCGAGGCACACGTCATCTATGGCGTATCGGCAGCGCAGGCCGTCGAAGCCCTCGGACACGGTGCGCTGCTGGACAGTAAGACGATTGCGCAGATTGTGGAACACGGCAACGCGGCCCGCAACGGCGTCAAAAGCCGCTTTGCGCATCCTGGTTTGTCCTCGACCGGCCTGGGCAAGTACCTGGGCCGGCTGCGCGACTTCCGGCAGGAGGGCGACAAGGCCGTGGCCGACTTGCACATTGCCCCCAGCGCGTTCAAGACGCCCGAAGGCGACTTGGGCACGTATGTCATGGATTTGGCCGAGAACGACCCCGACGTGTTCGGTATGTCGGTAGTCATCAAGGCCAATCGCGTCTGGCAGCTTAGCAACGGCAGCGAATTGGACGCGGTGAACGAGCGCGGCGAGGCGGTGGAGCGGCCCGCTAACGCCGTCACCGACAAGCCGACTGTGCGCGTGCGGCAGTTGATGGCAGTGGACGCGGTGGACGAACCCGCCGCCAACCGTGACGGGCTGTTTGCGGCCCGCAACCTCTGGGCGACCAATGTCCTCTCTCAAGAGGCATTTGACGATATAGACGAATACCTGGGCGGCATAGACGTGACGCCGCAACGTGCGTTTGAGTTCGCGCTGTCCTATTTTGCGGCGCGGGGAGTCAACCTACAGGAGTTTAGGCAGATGGCTGAAAAAGAGCAGGAGAAGGGTGCGCCCGTCGAGGCGGGCGAAAACGCGGCCTTGGCCGAAATGCAATCTCAGCTTGCGGATTTGCAGGCGGAGCTTGCGGCGCGGGCCGAACGGGAAAGCGAGTTGGCGGCCAAATTGACGCAGGCCAACGAGCGCGTGTCCAAGCTGGAAGGGGACGCGCTGCGCGAAAAGCTGGCGGCCCTGGCTGACGGCTGGTACGGCGAGGCGGACAAGCATGTGGACATGCTGCTCAAGCTGGCACAACTGGACGGCGAAGGGGGCGAGAGCTTCCAGTTTTACGTTCAGACGCAGAACGCGTTGGCTGAGCAGGTGCGGCAGAGCGACTTGTTCAAGGAGCGGGGGACGGACAAGCCGGGGCAGTTTACGAGCGCCCTGGAACGGGCCAATGCCCTGGCCCTGGCCCGCGCCAAGGACGGCACGGCGTTTGGGCAGGCATTGGAAGCCGTTTTCCTCGAGCAGCCCGCTCTGTATGAGCAGTACACGAGTGAAGTGCGGGGAGGCAAGTAATGGCAACTCACAATTATTTGGACACGGCCAGCGCCAAGGCCGCCGCCGACCTGTCGGGCAAGCAATACTATGCCGTCAAGCTGAGTGCGGCGGATACGGTGGCCCTGGTTGCCGCCGCGACCGACCGCGTGGCCGGTATCCTGGTCAACAAGCCCAAGCAGGGCCAGGCCGCGACGGTGGTCACGGCGGGCGTCTGCGAGTGCGTTTCGGACGGGTCGAGCGTGGCTATCGCGGTAAACGACACGGTGGGGCCGGACGCCAACGGCAAGATGATCAAGAAGGCAACGACGGACTTCAACGTTTGCGGCGTAGCTCAGGACGCATCGAGCGCGGACGGGACAATCATCCGCGTGCGACTTGATCTCAATACGACATTCCGCACGGCGGCGGGCTAAGGCAGGGGGAACATGGCTAAGTATACGGCAGGTGATTTGCATGTTGACCGACTGCTGACCCAGATCAGCATCGGGTACGGCAATCAAACCTACATTGCCGACCAGATTTTTCCGGTCGTGCGTGTGGCAAAGCAGAGCGACAAGTACATCGTCTACGATCAATCGCACTGGTTCCGCAACGAGGCCCGTCTGCGCGCGCCGCTCACGGCATCGCAGCGCGGCGGCTGGACGTATAGCAATGCGGCCTACTACTGCGACCGCTACAGCTACGGGCATGAGATTAGCGACATGGAGCGGGCCAACGCCGACGACGCGTTTGCGCTCGACCGTGAGGCAACGGAGTTCGTCAGCGACAAAATCCTCATGCAGCGTGAGGTGTCGGCGGCAGCAAAGTTTTTCACCACCTCCGTGTGGGGTGCCGACAAGACGGGCGGAACGAACTTCACGGTGTGGAGCGATTACGCCAACTCCAACCCCATCAGCGACATTGCGGGCTGGATGGACGGCGTAGAGGCATCCATCGGGCGCGAGCCGAACACGCTTGTCATCGGTAAACAGGTCTGGACGCAGTTGAAGTGGCATCCCGACCTGATCGACAACATCAAGTATACGCAGACGGCGCAGTTGAGCCGTGAGCTTGTGGCTGCGATGTTGGAGGTGGATCGTATCCTGGTAGGCCGCGCCATCTACACCACGTCGCCGGAAGGCACGGCGGAGGCGTCGGTCAGCTACAGCCGCGTGTGGGGCAAGAGCGCGCTGCTGCTCTATGTGCCGCAAACGCCGTCAATGCGCACGCCCGCCTCCGGCTACACATTCGTGTGGCGGCGCTGGCCGAACGCGCTTCAGTACGTCAAGCGTATCCGTGACGAGGAACGCGAGACGGACATCATCGAGTGCAACAGCTTCTACAGCCAGAAGGTGACGGGCAAGGCCGCAGGCGTGTTCGCTTCGGGCGCAGTCGCATAAGGGGGCCGGATGGGTAAGACGGTGTTCGCCCGCCGCCCGTTCGGGTATGCGGGCAGGGAGTTGGACAGGGGCCAGGTTTTTGACCTGACGGGCGCGCGTAACGACGAAAAGCTCGTGCGCCTCCTGTATGTCGAGGAGTGGAAGGGTAAGAAGGGTGAGCTTCACGAGTGCGCGGCTTGCGGCGCGCTGTTTGTCGGCGGCAACGAGCGGCAGGGGCACTACGAGAAGCGCCATCTGCGCGTTGAGTTGTCGCCCGACGAGGAAGATCGCCGCGCCGACCGCGAGGAGCGGATGCTGGCGGAGATTGCGCCGTTGGCTCTGGACAAGGTAGGGGCATAGCGTGGCCGCGCCGACGCCTGCCGACATCGACATGGCGCGGCTGCTGGTTGGCGATCCTGCCGGGCCGACGCAGGCATTGACGGATGCGCAGATTACGACATTGCTCACCGCCAACAGCCTGGATCGCTACGCCGCCGCCGCCGACTGTGCCGACGCCCTGGCCGCGCTCTATGCGGGGCGGGTGGATGTCCACGTAGGCATACTGTCGGCTTCGGACGGCCAGCTAAGCGGCAAGTACCGCGAACTGGCCGCAAGCCTGCGCAAGCGGGCGGGGGAGCGCCGGAACGGGGGCGCAGTGCCCTGGGCCGGTGGTGTGCGGCTGGCCGACCGTGCGGCGCGGGCCGCTGACGATACGCTGGCCGCGCCGTTCTTTGCGCGGCAGAGCGCAGCAGGCGGAGACGCGGAACTGTGCTAGACGTGCGCGAGGGGGACGTGCTGAACGTGGGGGGAGTGGACTACCCGATCCGGTCATGCGAGGCGTGGCCCTGGCTGGGGGTGTCCCACCCCGTACCGTTTGCGCGGGAGACGGTGAGCATCAAGCGCAGCCCCGCCATGACCGGCGGCAAGCGCGGCGAGCCTGCCGTGCATCTGTCCGCCGTGTGCTGCACGCCGTTGTTTCCGGCAACGGGGGACATCCTCAAGCGCGAGGACTTGCAGACGCCGCACACGCTGATGCAAGCCTATCTGGACGGCGGCGACACGGTGTACGCGTTGGTGTTGGAGGACTTGCGGCGATGAGCGTAACGGTGCAGGGCGCAGACAAAGTGCAGAAGGCCCTGGAGCAGGCCGTCCAGGTTGTGCAGCCGGGCGGGGAGATGGACAAGGCCGTCACCTTCGCGACGCGGCGGGCGCACTACTACATGCGGGGGATCGTGCATGTGGACACGGGCGCGCTGAAGTCGTCGCTGACTGT